GTGGCGGTCATTGCTTGGCTGATCGCCTCGATCGGATCGCTCGCACCCGCAAACGCAGCATTAGCACCCGCCTCCGAAATTGGAGCCGCCGTGGCAGAGGCGCCCAATGAACCAAGCCCGCCGCCGCCAATATAGCCCGCTGCGCCTCCAAGCGCCGCTGAACCAAAGATGCCACCCGCTCCTTCGCCCTGAATCCCGCCACTGATACCTCCGCCGATGGCGCCACCGATGGCTGCGCCCACGCCCGTACCCAAGCCGGGGATGAAGGACCCCAGCACCGCGCCCGCAATCGGGAGCACGCTCGCTACGACTTTGCTCATGTCAGCTCCTTATAGTACGATTGACCCATTGGCAGGTAGCCCATCTTCTCATAGAACCGGCCTACCAACTCCTCATTGATGCCACTACTGACTCCGTTTAGCACCCGCGACGCACCCCGCTCGCGCGCCCAAGCCTCGAACGCCGCAACTAGGCGCCAGGCCCGAGAGGTGCCTCGGAACGCCGGCTTGACGTATAACAGGTTCTGGATGGCGTAGGTGGTTTCGAACCACACCGCCGGCTCAAGGGCACCGCAGATGAACCCACTCTCATCATCAACAACTCGGATGCAGACATGGTCTGGGAGTTGCATAATCCGAACAAGCCTTTTATACTGCTCGGGGTGGTTGGTGGGCAGGGGGCCATACCACGGACTCTCCGCTTGCGCCATTGCTCCAGCATCGATTAACCAGGGGATATCGGCTATCGTCGCAGTGCGAATCATGATAGCTCCATTATAAAGGCGCAACCGGGAGCACCACTCCCTCCCGCCTGCGCAGACGCGGAAGCGTAGGTCAACCCACCACTTCCGCCGGATGCGAAGCCCGAGGCGTTTACCCCAGGACCCGCGACGAGCTTGTGTTGGCCACCGGTGCCGAGGCCGCTATTGGCCCCCTCACCGCTCGAAGCGACCGTCAGGGACAACGCGATACCTTGGCCGCCAAGCTGCCCCGAACCGTTCAGAATCCCACCACTAGAGGCGCCCCCCATACCGCCAAGGGAGAACCCTGCACCCGTCATCACCGTGGACACGGCTCCAGGCTGCCCACCGCCGGCTGTCAGGCCAAGGAAAGTGCTGTTCCCACCCGCCGCGTCTGAGGCGCCACCGCCCCCGATCGACACCAGCTGGCCAGTAAACCCGGTGGAGAAGATGCCGAAGGTGAACCCACCCGCACCGCCGCCCGCCCCCACACTCAACTGCCCGGCGCCTGTAGCCGCTGCCGTCCTACCGCCGGCACCACCGCCCCAAAGGGCCATGATGATGTTATTCGTACCGTTAGTGGGGTTGTAGATCCCACTCCCGGTCACCGGGATAATGTCCCTAATCCGCCCGACGGTGGTCCCACCGAGGAAGCTCGCCAGCGTCAGAAACCACTGCAACCAGATAGGGTTGAACTGGTTCTGCCCCGTCTGGGGGTTGACGATAACCGGCGAGCTGAAGGTCGGCGGGGTCGGGAATACGAGTGCCACTACAGATCCCCCAATTCTATCTCGGGCTCGAGGGCCTTGATGAACCGGCCCAGGGCGTTGGTCTTGATCCGCAGGTGCCACACGCGCCGGACGAAGGTGCCACAGTTGGCCAGAGTCGGTGCCTTCTGCCCCATGTCCACCGTGCGGAAAGGCGACCAGGTCAGGAAGTCATCATCGGAGGTCCGAATCTGGATGATGTTGCCGGGTTGGACATCTCCCACAATCCGCATCCGATCGATCACCTTTCGGCGGTAGGTCCCGCCATCATACTCCGGCGTGTACACGTCGCAGGTGAACTGGGAGCCGTTGTCGGACGGCGCCTGGGTCGTGAGCACATACACATTGCCGTCGTTCTTCCCTTGCACCAGGGTTTGCCCGCCCACATACGCCGAGGCCACGATGGGCATATACCCGCCATTAGGAGCCGTCCACTCGTACCACAGCTTCTGTGTGATGTCATACACAAGCGTGAGGTTCAAGCCCTCGATCGTCAAGCAGTAGAACATGTGCCCGTCGATCTTCGCGTTCCACGTGTACACCGGGCCGTTGAAGTACCCATTCCGATCCGCTGCCTGCAACAACCGCTCGATCGGCGGCGTCGAGCACGGCTGCGCGGTGAGCTGGTCCATAATGCGCACGGACATACCGCCCGAGCGGATTGCATCCACCCACAGCAGCACGCCCGAGATATCGCTCAGCGTCCCGAAGTGCCGGATGCCATAGTTCAGCTTCTGGCCCGGCACCGAGCCCAGCGGGCTCCCCGTCGCATTCCCCGCATCGTAGAACATCTCGACACTGTACTGCTTGAAGGCGATCACGTACACGAGCTGCTTCCACAGCGCGAGGGTCTGGTCAGCTTCGATCTGGGCCTTGATAACGTTGGTCGGGTCCCAGGTCGTGAGGTCGTTGAACCCCGAGCCGTAGATGTTGGCGAACTGGTCGCTCACGTACATCGTACCGTCTAGATACGCCTGCCCAAACACGCTCGAAGGGAAGGTGCCTGGGATAAGTTGCACCAACCCACCTACCGGATCGTACTGGTAGTAGTGGGTGCCATCCTGCAGGAACAGATGGGGCGTGGTGCCAAGCGTTTGGGAGAACGTGAACAACGACGTCCCAAGAACATTCCCCTGGAAGACGTTGTTCCGGTAGAAGCTATTAGCCCACACCGTGTAGACATCACCGTTCCAGTTATAGATCCCCCGGCCGGCTTGCGGCGCACCTACATAGCTGTACAGCGTCATCCCAGGGCGCTTGTACATCCAGTAGTCGTTGTCGACGCGTTCCGCGTAGCAATTAACCATGCGAGCGTCAATACCGGAGTTCTCACCCCGGTTCTTAACGTCCGTCACAAGCGGAATGCGAATCGGGTGGTTATCCCCACCCGCTGTCGGATCGCCTTGTTGTTGGTCGCTCACATCCACTCCTGCCCATAGTAGCCCATCCGGGGGTCAGGCACGAACTGGGTTGGCGCATTCTCCACGTCCCAGTTCTCTAGGGCCTGACGATAGGTCGCCGCTTTCTCCTGGCACCGCTGCACGATGCGAGCGGGCTGGCCGGTCGACAACTCATCCGCGAGCCCCCACCGCAGCGCGATATACCACTCGATCGGGAAGCCCATCGTGTCGGTGAGGCTGACATACCCTACCGTCGCGTAGCCATTGCGCGTGACGAAGTGAACCTTCCCCAACGCCGCCTGGAAGCTAGGAGTGAGCCACATCTTCACGATCGTCTGCGTGGTCTGCTTGTCCTCGAAGTAGCTGTTGATGTCGCCGACATCCTGGTTCACTTGCGACAGGCGCGTCCAGTCGTCCCACGAGAGGGGGATGAGGGGACGCCGCGTGCCGTATTGGTCCTCGAACCAGCCCTCGATGATCTGCAAGGGCCGAACCATGTTCACCGTGCCACCTGGGCCCAGCGTGTAGGTGTTTTGATTCGCCGTGAGCGGCACGATCACGTCGGTGGTCAGAAAGAGCTTCAACCCCTGGGTGACCCAGAGGTTGACAAGATCCTGCAGCAAGATCCAAGCGCGCGCAATCTGCTCGCTGTTCGGGACCGAGCCCTCCTGCACTAGGCCACAGTCCCGATAAGCGTAGGTGATGATGCGCCCGGCGGTGTACTGCCCGGCTGGAGTAGTCATGATAGGTTCGGTCCCTGCTTCACAAGATCCAACACGATCATGTAGGAGAACGGGGCGCCAGTCGTGAATACGTAGGCAGCGGCGGGNNGACCGATACCGCCGGTCCACCCCGCCGAGGCTTGCGCCAGATACCCACTGATACCACCGAAGTTCTCGAAGTGCTTGTTCCCCCGACCAGCGAGCGGCACGATCAGCTGCGGCGTAGTGGCGTCCCAAAACAGATCCACTTGGATACCATCCGCGATGGCGAACTCGATGAAGTCGATCCGCCACGTGGCCGGCGCCTTGTAAGGGCTGCCCGGAATCAACGTCGCTTGGTAGGTCGTGGGCGCCAGCTTGACGTTGTACGCTTCACCCGGCGTCGTGTCGATCTCACCCGTAAGCTTGACGATGGTGTTGCGCGGCCCGTCTTCCAGAATCTGGGTGCTAACGACGTTGGCCATGTTAGCGCTCCAGAGCCGCGAGCTGGTAGTCCAGGACCACCGTCTTGCTCGTCGCCGTGCCGGCCAGGATACCGAAGGTCGGCGACATGTTGACCGCCGGGTACGAGGTCGGGATCACGCGTGCCACCGGGCCCAGCGCGATGGTGTTGTAGTCCACCGTAGCTTGACCGACCAGCTGGTTGCCCGCGAAGGCAACGATCGACGGCACGCCCGCGTTGCCTTGCGGCGCGTAGACGAAGCCGAAGTTCACTTGCTGTGCGTTGACCAGGGTGTAGGGTACTACCGCCGAGCCAGTGACCACGCCACCGACCACCGACTGGAGGGTCATCTGCGTCGCCGCTGAGGCCTTGGTGAAGTAAATCCCGTCGGGTAGGCCGGTGAAGGGCGTTGCCGAGATCGCCATCAGCCCGAAGCGGAAGCCCGGGTTGACCGTATCCGCCGCCGTGAAGCTGCACAGATACGCCAGCTTCTGTGTGGCCTGCACGGCATAGCTCGCCACCGGGCGCTGGATCGACGTGAAGTCGGTTGCAGCCGGCGTCGTCACGGAGGTCGTGAGCGTAATCAAGCCGCCTGCACCAGCAGTAGCTGCGGCAGTACCGGCCGCTGCGCCCGCTTGTGAAAGGGTGTAATCGCCCGCACGATAGGGCAGGAAGTCATCCTGGTCTACCGCGCAGAAGAAGGGATCGGGAAAGCCCATAAGACCAAGAGGCTGAAACTCTTGATCCTGTGTGAATCCCGCTACGAAACGTGCCGGGGCCGCCATGACAATCTCCAATTGGTCAAAAAGTACCGGGATCGGCATGGAGCCCAATCCCGGTATAAAAACCGCCAGCGCTCGATCAACGCTAGCGATCCCCAACCATTACGGTCCGTTCGAACCGAAGATGCCACGCGGATCGGTCGCGCCGACCGAGAACCGCATATACGTCGCGGCCTTGGCGTTCTTCGTATCGAAGTCGTTGTCCTGATCGAACTCGGGCCGATCGCGCCAGAACATCGTCATGCCGTTAGGGCAATTCGTGCGGATGAACCACGCGTGCGGAGACGTGAAGTAGTGGTTCATCTTGATCCCTTTCGGGAACGCATTGGTCGCCTTGAGAACGTTGATGTTGTTCGAGGTCGTGTTGGACTGGAGCACCGACTTCATGATGCGGTTGGCGTTGTACCAGTCCTGGCGGCTGACGTGCAGCGACTCGGCCATGATCGAGATCAGGAGGCCGCGATCGTTCTGCGTACCCATGATCTGGATGTTCAGGTCCTCGAACGCCGCTTCCGAGATGTCGACCGACGGGAACAGCGCGTTGCTGTAGGTGCCGCCCGTGACGTTCACGTGCGCCGTGGAGATGAGCGGTTGCCCATCCGGCGTCGTGTAGTACGTGGTGCTGAACGCGTTGTTGTAGAGGAACGCGGCCACGTTCTCGATCGTCTGATTGATGGAGAACGCGTTGGCGCGTGCCCGATCCATCGAGACTTTCTCGTACAGGTTGTCGCGCAGCTCTTCGTACGTGACCTGATAACCCAGCGCATAGGCGATATGCGCGTAGGTGGTTACCCAGCCCTGCACTTCCGAGTCGTATTGAACCGGAGCACCCTGCGCCTTGACGGGCGCGAGGCCGAACGACGCGACCTGCACGTCTTGTTCGTACGCTTGGTCCGAATCCTCGATGTTATAGAGGTCCGGATACTCCATCGCGTGCTCGTTGTAGATCTGCCCCCATACTGCGTGTACCCCAGGCCACAATAGCTTGGGATGGGAGCCTGTGTTGATAACTCCACCGGCCATGATATGCTCCTGAGGTTAGACGCCTGCCGTGTTCTTGGCAAGCTGATGCACGTTGATAAGGCACAGCCACTTCGCTGCGGTCCCGTACGCGTTGTCGATGGTGCGCACGAGGCCCATCAGGCGAACCTGAAGGGTCGCGCCGGTACCAGTACCGACATCGTTGAAGGTCCACTGCGACACGTAGCCGTTGTTCACGCCGGACAGCAGGTTGGCGTTCTGGCCCACGTTGGCCGAGGTGAGCGCCGGGCCGGCACCGCCTTCCTGGATCTGGAAGAGGATGTTCGGATCGTCGGCGACCATCGCGTAGTACGGATTGGTCTTCGCTGCCGGGACAATGTTGCTATCCAGGTTCGCCGGGTTGGCCATCAAAGTCTCATACCGGCCGAACCCGACGATTGCGCCCAAGATGGGGTTGGTGGCACCCGCCGTAGCCAGGGTGATGCTGGGCACCCCGTTCACGTCCGCATCGCCAGCCATGACGACCGGGTCGCCGATGGCGTAAGCGTTACCGTCCGCTTGCGGGATGAAGTAGCACCGCGCCTGGCCGGACCAGGGCGAGCCGTTGAGGTATTGCACCGGCGATAGCCCCGCCGGCTTGCTGACGTTTGCCATTTCAAGCTCCAGTTATGGGCACCCCTCGCGCCGCGCTAGCGCTTGCGCTTTGGAGTAAACAGATTGGTGACGTTTTGGCGCTGCCCCTCGGGGATGTAGCGCTGACTCTGGTCGTAGGGGTTGGCTTCGCCAAGCATCGCACCGCGTGCGTCCCCTCGCAGGGCCCTAGCTACTGACTCGTTGCGCTCAAAGAGCGCATCCTGATCCTGCTCCCAGAACTCCTGTGGGAGCTTCATCAGGAACAAACGTTCCTCGCTGTCGCCCCCGACGGCGGCTGGTACGCTGATCCGGGAGCCAAGATCGCTGCTTCCGTTAGCGCTCGCGTCGCCGGCGAGGTCGAAGTTATTGATGTCCACCCCATCCTCCTCCGTTACGAAGGTGTAACCGGCCCGGAGGGCGCGAGGTACACGGGAGGTCAGAAACCAATGCAGGTGATACCCAGGAATATCCGCTACTTCTAGGTGGCGGACTGGCACCGACATAGGAACGCGGTCCTTACCGGGATTTTTGGTCTCGGGAAGGTTCGACGGGTTCTTCGGATCTGCGGGATTCATCATTGCTCTCCTTTGTAGTACAGGTCGGCATAGTACTTCTGCCACGAGGCCTGATCCTTGAATGCCCGGCCCTCGCCCACCAGTTTCTTACCCTGCTTGATGCAGGCCTCTTTTGCCTCGGGCGGGAGGCTGTCGTACGATTTCGAGCCTCCGCCGCCCCCACCACCGCCGTCGCCGGTAGGCCGACCACCGCCCACCTTCCCGGACGAACCGCCCGGAACTTGCCCTTCGGTCATGACCTTCACCACATGGTCGAAGAACGCCCGGCCCTGGAGGTGATCGTTGCGCTCGTCGCTCCGAAGCATGTGAGCGATGCCCTCAGCCTTCGCGGTCTTGCGCTGGTCCACCCCATACCAAGGGTTGTCGTTCATCCACGCCTGGAAGTCGGGGTCGATCTGCGGCTTCTGCTGGGTGGGCTGCTGCTGCGTTTGCTGCACAGGCTTTGTGACAGGCGTCGGCGTGTCCTTTAGACCGGCGATCTCGGTCTGGATTTCCACCTCGCGAAGCGTGTCGCCCGAATCCCGAGCCTCCTGGAGTTCGGTGGCCAGTCGGCGCTTCTGCGCCTCCAGCTGCGTCTTCAGGTTCTGCTCGTGGAAGCTTTGCAGCTCGGAAATGGATTCCTGCGAGGCCTTGAACATGCCTGCAAGATGTTGATTCTCGCCGCGAAGGCGTTGCACCTCCTGTTCGAGCCGGCGGTTTTGCGACCGGACGATCGGGAGGACCTGCTCACCTTTCGCAATGAAGGTCTCCGCGTCGACCCACTTCTCCGGGCCAGAACGGAACTCCTCCAGCGGAACCCAGCCCATATCCCGGGCGCGTTGCTCGACATCGTTACTCATGACTCACTCCTTATAGAAGGATTCCACACTGCCCGAGAACAGGCAGCGGCAGCGAGGGCAGTTCACGCCCGAGGCTGCAAGGGACATCCCGTTGTGGTACAGCTGGCCCGACGCCGCTAGGCGCGAGGCTTCCTCGCGGAAGAGGGTGCCACACACCCCACATTCCATCTCGACCTCCATCAGGGTGAGGTCCTTCCCTTCTTGCGTGACTCTCATTCTTCCTCCGTGATGCCAGCGAAGATATCCCGGTCGTTGATGAGGCGGTACACCTTCCCATCCTTCGGCCCCTTCGCCATGTAGCCAGCGAGCTTCGAGATGAGGACCTTGTCCCCCACCTTCGCCCGTGCCGGCTCGTCCGGCCAGCAAGCCGGCCCGATTGCGATAACCACCGCCCGTTGCTCCACCATGAGCGTCCGCTCATGCACGGAGTCAGGCAACTGAATCATCGCTCCCTTCCTCTCCGGTTCGTAGTGCTCCACCAGAACCGCCCGCCCAAGAGGGACCAGTCCCGACCCATTGCTGGTCGTCGTCAGGGAGGTCATCCCCAGGCCTTCTTCCGTCGTACTCATCTCTCATCTCTCCTACAACAGTGAGGAAGTCGATACCCATGATCTCTTCATAGGCTTGACATTCCCCGATCGATTTAGCGTTCGCGATCGCATTAGCGAAGTGTTCTTGGTAAGCCACATTCCCCTTCGCCCACGACTCTTTGAGCGCTTCCCTACGCTTGACCAGCAACGCCATTAGGACTTCCGTTGCTGGGTGCTGCGTCCATGCTGCCCATTCCTCCTCCGTCGGCAGCCGCTTGATTTGCGTCATGCGTAATCTCCAGTGACTTCAGGATCGCCTGCATGCGGTCCCGGAGTCCTTCGTTGTGGGTCTTCATAACCCCGATGGCGGCGTTGAACGCAGCGATCTCGTGACCGGTCTGCACGCCGCCTGCCTCTTCCATCGCCTGGGCGGCTTGCGCCTCCATGAGGATGATCTTCGCCTTGTTGAGTTCGTGCTCCTCGGCCATCTGGATAGCGAACTTCTTGAGTTCTATCTGCCCCTTGGCCTGGAGTTCGTTCATCTTGTTCTGGCCCTTGATGGTCTCGATAGCCCCCTTCGGATTCGGGAGCGGCGGCACCTTGTCCGGACCCGGGTACACGGTCTCGGGGTCCTCGACCTTGAGCGCCGCAAGCACTCGACGCTCGACCGCCGGGATATCGTAGCCGGGAGTGGTCTGGGCGAATTGCTTGAGGGTGACGGCCTTTTGGTACTGCTGCTGCTCCGAGATCATGTTCGGGTCGGCCGCAGGGGCGATGCGCTTCGGGTCCGCCATGTAGTCCTGCTTGAGGACCGACTGGTTGTCGCCGAATATGGTGGAGTCGGGAAGGTAGATCGCGTTGAGGCAGTACAGCTTGCGGAACTCCTCCTTCATACTGCGCCACATCCGCTTGAACAGGGCAGAGTAGATCTTCATGCCCTGCTCGACCATGGATTGCTGGGTCTGGGCGGGAGTGTTCTGGCCGGGGTTAACGCCCGAGAGGGCGTCGGTCGAGGCGCCCAGACGCTGCGCGTACTCCACGATGAAGCCGAGGAGCTGGAACAGAACCGTCGATGGCTCCCGGACCGGCATCGGGAAGATTGACTTCTGGAGGTCATCCCCCGAGACATCAACCCGGTTCCAGCCAAACTGATTGAAGGTGTACTGGCCACCCCGGATCTTCGCACCTCGGGCGAGGAACCCGCCACTCGTCGTGGCTAAGGTGCCGGCGTCGAGGAGCTGATTGATAACAGCGTTGACCACGCTGTTGAGGGGGCCGAGCAACACACCGAAGCCCACATCGTAGATGCTGCCATCTGCCGAGGGGATGAAACCGTACTTCGTGTAATACTCCGTCGAGTGGATCCGGGACAAGCGCCCATAGATGCTATACTCCATCTGCTCCTTCTTGTCCCACCCAGCGACGATTCGCACAGGACAGTGGGAGTCCGACTCGATCGTCACGATCCACGGCTCCGCGTACCCATCCCCATCCAGGTCCAGCCGGCAATGCTGTTCGATGAAGGTGTAAGGCGTGTCCTCATCCGGCTCGACCGGCGCCATCACGCCCTTGCGATTGTCTTCCTTAGCCTTACCAGGTTCGAACTGAATCGGCTTGGCCGCGTCGTTGTACCAAGGCTCATCGAGGATATCCCTATACTTCCCCTCCACGACCCCCGAGTAGATCTCATTCCGGTACACGGGCATCAGTTGGGACTTCCGGGCGGCGGTCTCGACCGACTTGGCGTAGTAGTCCACGACCAGGTCCTGCGCGACAACCAGCTCCGACACATTCCCCTCGCCGGGCTTGTGGAAGGTCTTGACGAAGGCGCACCCGACGATAGGCACATTGAGCATGAGGCGGTCGTGTTGCTCCTCCCATGCCTGGTCCTCCTCGAGCACCTGATAGCTCATGTGGGTGCCGATACGCTGGGCGCGGGCGTACTCTTGCCCCTTGGGGTCGGCGCCGATCACCCGGTAGCGGACGATGTCGGTCCCCGAGATCATGGCGGGGTAGGCGCGGGAGTGAAACTGCAGGCACGAGATACTGATGAGGGGGAACACTACATTCGCGCAGCCCGGCCAGGGGAAGGATTTCCCCTTCTGGATCTGCATAGCCATGTCCATGGCGTTTTGGGTGCGCTTCTCCCACTTCGCCCGGGAGAGCTTGTCCCGCCGGAATCCCTCCCACACCCGAGCCCCAATGCTCTTAAGGTCATCCTCATCCAGCAGCGAAGTGATGTTCGGCGCCATCCAGATGTCAGCGCCGTCAACCTTATCCTTGAGCGAGATAGCCTTCTTGATATGCCACATGGTCAGTATCCTGTAACCTCATCCCGCCCCACCATGTTCCGGGGGTCCTCGTCTTCCATCTGAAGCTCCTCGTCCGTCCGGAAGTCTTCTTCCTCGGGCGGAGCCTCCATTTCGAATCCCTTCACCAGGATCGCCGTCGAGTCGAACTGGTCGTCGGAGATTGCCTCCGTGGTACCGGTGAATTGCTTCAGTTCGGCCTTGTACTCCTCGTACCAGCGGGCGTCCGCCGAGTACCGCATGCCGCCGTGGCGGTGGCGCTTCTTGAACGCGAGCGCCCGGGCCGCCTTGTCCTTGACCGGGTTGATGACCTTGAAGTTCAGCCAGATGCCCCGCTCCCGCATCTCACGGCGGATGGTCGGGTAGACCGCATTCCAGATCACGCCACCTTCCACCACCCACTCCTCTGGGTCGTGTTCGATCTGGAGGGAGAACATCTCCTTGATCCACTCCTCTGAGTCCCACCGGCCGGTCCGCTGGTCAAAGACGCACAGCAGGTTCTGCGGCGTCTCGCCGCCCACCGTGAAGGAGGTTCGGTTGGCAAGCGTATCCTTCGACACCGCGAAGTCGCAGCCGATCTTGACCTTCTTCGGCGCCATGAAGTCATCCCGGCTCATCGGGATGAAGCCGTCTTCACCCAAGAAGGCCAGCGCGTCATCGAGCGGGGTGTTCAGGTACTCCTGCGAGTAGCCCGGCGCATCATCATCCTCGATGTACCGCTGGCGTTCGGCCTTGAGCTCCTTCTCCCCAAACATCTCGGGCCACAGGATGTCTCGGAAGTCATCGAAGGCCCGATGCGCCTTGAATAGAAGCGTAGCCCATCCCTCCGCCCTCTGGAGTCGAGCCAGCAACGCATCGGCGTGCATGATGGTGCCGTAGATACGGGCGAGCCCGCCTTTCCGCAGGCAGGGGAGCAGGGCGCGGTTGAACCACTTGCGGAACTTCTTCCGCGCCGAGAGGTTCTCGACCTGTTCGTCTTCCTCAAGGTCATCCCCCAAGATGAGGCCAGGCCGCTTGCCGTTCCACTTCAAGCCCCGGGTCTTCTGCCCGGAGCCCTTCGCTAGGATGCGAGCCTGGTGGCCGTCCTCGAACTCCACGATGCAATCCGTCTTGGCATCGACCACGAGGCGGCGGATCTTGAACTCCCGCCGCAGCTCATCGTTCTCTCGAAGCTGCTTCGCCATGTCGCCGAGGTGGCCGATGGCTAGGTCCTCGGTGGCGGACACCAGCAGGATGTAGTCCTGGGCGCGGAAGCAAATCGTCGCGAGGCCGTATGAGTGAGTGAACGCGGTGGACTTGGCGTGGCCCCGAGGCGCCGCGATGCTCACATACCGATGGGCGGTGCAGCACAAGCCCCAGCCGTCCCGGTGGAAATCCGCCGTGGGGGCTGGGTTATCATACATCGGAGAGAGGAACACCCCCGCGAAGCTCTCCACGAGATCGGCAGTGAGTTCGACCCGCTTGAACAGATCAGCCACGTTCGCAAGCCCTCGAGCCCGCCATCTCAAGCGGCGTGTCACCCCCGTGCTCCATCCAATCCAGCACGGCGATGGCCCCTTCGATAAACGCAGCTGTCTCAGGGCTGACTTCCAACTGCAAAATAGCCAGGCATTCGCGCTGGCTTTGGATGGACCGCAGGGGGACTTCGCAGGTAATCAAAGCGGATCCTCCACAATGGCGAGGTACCCGAACAGGACCAGCGCCTGCCCGGGCACGTCGTTCGTGTCGGCAAGCATCTTGATCTTGTAGATACACCCGTTGACCCCGTTGTTCACCTGCTGGAAGGCGTAGGGGCCATTGAAGGTAGGAGCGCCCAGCAACACCGCCGAGGGGTTCGGGTCCACGCCCGCCCACACTTCGATGCTGCTGAACGCCGCCGAGAGGGTGACGCCCGGGGTCGAGAGGCTCGAGAAGTCGAACGTCAGCGTCAGGAGCGCGGAGGGGGACTTCTGCGGGAAGCCAATGATGTCACTCACCGACCCCTCCCGCTCTTCCGCGCCTTGTTCATCGCAATAGCGACGGCCTGCTTGTTAGCCTTCTTCTTCCCGAACTTCGCAGCCGTATGGGCGTAGGTCTTACCCCCATGCAGCTCGCGGATGTTCGAGGAGATCGTCTTCTTCCCCTTCCCGGATTTGAGCGGCATGTTACACCTTGCGCTCGATGCTGGGCACGTCGCTCGCCGCCCAGTTATACTGCATCCGAGTCGGCTGGGACTCGGTGGGCTGGCACTGCGTAGCCACCTCGGCACACGGCGGGTTGGGTTGCCCCTTCCACGTCGACGACGGCCGGGTCACCGGCAGGCACGCGTGCTTCTTGTGCTTGGCTTTCAACGAAGCGGACATCTTCGGCATTTTGAACTCTCCGATGCTTGGATTGCAAGGCCACGAGGCGCTCTGCGAGTTCCTCGAGGTGGTTAGGATTCGCGGCGGGGGCGGGCGGGGTCTGACCGATCCCGAGGGACTTCGCACCGAACTCCGCAGCCCGCATGACCAGCGCGTCCGGAATGAACGCAGCGGGAGCCTCGAGCTTTTCGGCTATGACCTCCAGGCTCCGCTCAGTCACGGCACGAATGCGGTCCTCCAGCGTGGCAGTGATCGTCGGGTCGACGAGTTCCGTCCGCCGCGCAGCGAGGCGCGCTTTGAAGGCGTCGCTCGACTTAATCATCGAGCACCACGCGGCGGTATACCCGAAGCGAGCCGCCAGCTCGTTATTCGAGATGCCGGGGTGGGCCACAATCAAGTCGATCATGGCGTCGTGCGTGTAGCTGATTTTCTGGATGCTCATGTTAGGCTCCTTGCGAGGGCGCGGGGCCGGGGGTTCAATATGGCCACAGCTTACGCGCGCGGGCGGGAGTGGGCGGGAGCGTGGAGGGGAACGGGGGGAATCCCGGTATGTTTGAAACTTGGGCGCAAAATATGGAAGGGGCTTATGAATTTTTACAGCGCGGCTCCGTTTGCCCCTCCCCCGGCCAAGCGGACGGCGTCGAAGCGGCGGGGGCGTGGAAGCGCTTCCATGCTGCGGTGCAGCAGGGGAGGCTGGCATGGTTTGTGCAACGCGCGTGCGCGCGGCCGCGTCGCGCGTCTTAGCTAGGCGGGACGATACCGGGGTCGGGCGGGCACCGGATACCGGGATTAGGGTTTGTCCTACCTTGCAACCCCGCGTGCCATCCCCCATACTGAAGTCACGGTCGCAACACAGCGGCCACTAACCGGAGGTGTATCATGGGCGTGTTCTGGGTCTTCGCGGTGTTGAATAGCGTGGCGGTCGGAGGGTTGATCGCGGTGGCGTTGGCAGGGGTGCGGGAAGCGCATCGGCAGGAGCGCGAGGTCACGGCGATGGTTGGCGTGGATCGGGCTCGGGCGATGGCAGGAGAACTGTGATGATTGATAACTGGTTCTATTCCGACCCGTTCGGCGGCCGCGATCTGCTCGCCCAAGCCGACGAGGAGCGCGCACCGCGCTGCGCAACCGGGCTGTGTGTGGTGGACTTGTGGGACGAGCCCCCGCGCGAGCCAACCCGCGTATATCGCGGCGTGGAGATCGTCCACCAGCCGGGCGGGGGCTATGTGCTGTGGTGGCTCCCGGTCTCGGGCCGCGAGGGTCGGCTCGGCGTTGCGGCCACGGTGGCGGATGCGAAGGCGGTGGTGGATCACGCGTTAAGCTAATGTCGGATGGGCCGGATACCCGCGCGAGCGGGCTTTCGGCGCTTGTGTTACCGGAATGTTGACAACAACAACAACCACAACAAGCATCTGCTGCTCCCCATGGCCCCGGACCCTGGCTCGAAGTACGATAGTTTTTTTTTATTTTTTTTTTTTCTTAATAGCTAAGGGCTATCGGACGGACCGGGCACCCCGGCACCCACGAGCAGCAGTAGCTTGTAGATGATGTTGTCAATCAGGGTAAACCCCAATATGCACAACCACAACACCATGCCACAATCGCATGTGGCCGTACTCAACCCATAGGAGTTATCATGCGACGCACAAACCCTTCACGCGGGCGGCGCGCGTTCAGTCCCTCGCAGGTGGCTGAAATCCGCCAAATGTATGCGCGCGGAATGGCACAGACCGAAATCGCGCGTGCGTTTCAAGTGAACTCGCAAACCATCGGCAGGCTCCTGCGCGGTGACACGTATATCGGGGTGACGGCGGAAGGGTCGCAAGCGCCTGTCGCGGACCAGTACCGGGTTCAGACCATTCCGACAACGCTGGAGGAACAGCAGGCAATGGCCGAGCGGATTATGGCACGCGCGCGGGCGGGCGGTGGGATTGACATTCCCCCGCCGAAGGCTACCTCCGCCCCCGAAGTGGATAATGGACCGCTTACAGAAGCGGAAGCGCTGGCGTACAAAACATTCGGGTTTGTGCCGGGTAGGCCGAACTACCAACCGAATGAAGCCGATAGCGACAATCAATTGGGCAGCGGCGCCGACCCGGCATAAGCTTCCAATCAACGGCCCACCGATGGGCCGATTCAACCGGGCGATGCCCACACATGGAGAGTATCATGAACGCACCCGAAGCAGCAGTGACGAAGGCGAAGAAACCCGTTGCGGTGAAGACCCCCGTGACCCTCACGACCGGCGAGGTGGTGGAATTCACGGACCGCCAACGGACCATCAAGACGCACGACCTGCACGACGGCAACGCGACGGTGAAGTTCGCGTTTAAGAACGGCGAAGTGCGGACGTTCAGCTTCGACAAGCACGCGAAGCTGCTGATGCGCCTCGCGATCCACGGCGCGTTGCAGAAGATCGGGGATGAAACCGCCGGCGTGGAGGACATCGACGATCAAGTCGCGGCGGTGGATGCCGTGATCGACCGGCTCGAGAAGGGCGAATGGGGTGCCGAACGCACGGCGGGCGATGGTTTCGCGGGTGCGAGCATCGTGATCCGCGCAATCGCCGAGGTGAAGGGCGTCACGCCGCAGGAAGCGAAGGACTTCATCGAGCGCACGCTCGAGAAGTACAAAGCGGCGGGCAAGCCCATCACCCGGCAAGCGCTGTACGCAAGCTTCCGTGCGCCGGGCTCGAAGACCGCGCCGGTGATCGCACGACTCGAAGCGGAAAAGGCTGCCAAGGCCAGCAACAAGCCGGACGCGCTCGACGCGAACAGCCTGCTGGACGAAGCGGAATAACCCCCGCATCGCGCAACAGCCCCCGGCTGCGGTCGGGGGCTCATTCACGGAGATCATGATGGCACTGGTAGTGAATTTTTGGGAAGCGGACGGCCCGAACGGCGAGACCCTGCGCCAATCGATCCGGGTGAAGGTGAAGGACGAGGTTCAGGGCATCATGCAGGACTTTCACCCCGAACGGGACTTCGGCGGGCAGGTAGTGCATGTCACGCTTGACCGTACGGATCGGCAATCGACGGTCACGCGTGACTTGTGGGTCAAACCCGGCTACAATCCGGTTTAGGCTTGCCCGAGAGCCCTTGGTGCGCCAAGGGCTTTCCAACAAACCTACACCAACCCCACCCCAAGGGATAATCATGGATGACGCGATTGAGATGGCTCCCTCCAGCACAGAATTGTGGCTGGAGTATTTGCGCTACAAGAGCGCATGCGAACGCTTTCATTTGCCGGTGATGATGGACTACGCGTTCTACCTCGGGCTGTGGATGGAGGCGCATCGTGGCTAAAGTCCCACCGGGAACGAAGCGGGTTGAGGTGTATCTGCCGCTCGCGCTCGCGCAGCGGCTAGACGCGTTGCTGCGGAGTGAGGCGCTGGGCCGGGTGCCGTATGGGAGCTATAATGCCTTCTTCGTGCAGCGCACCACGGAGTTCTTCGCCTCGGCACGGCTCCCGATGGGGCAGTATGCCGGCTTTCCTCGCGATGGTTGGATTAGCGGGCCGACCGAGACCGTGCGCGCGGTGGCCACGCTCCTCGCACCCACCCGCACGACCCCCGATGAACTGGATCTAGCATTCCCCGAGTTGAACCCCCTCGCGGATGGGTTATCCGCATCAGACCTTGATGGAGATCACGATGACGAACAGCAAGCCGCTGGTTGAGCGGGACTATGAACTAGGGACCCTATGGGTCACGGCGGATGGGGAGCACTACCCCATCAGTGGCGCACAGTCCGATGCGGACCCGAAGCTCCTCCCCCGCTTCATGGAGTTGATCCGGGAAGGCTTAGCCCTGACCGCGAATGAGGGTTATGACCGGTTCAAGGCGCGCGAACGCGCTGAACTTGAAGGGCAGGTGACCTCCTTCATCCGCTCGGCGGGGTTGAAGCTGTGAGCGCGCAACGCAAGGGCATGGTGCCGGGCGCACGGTGCATGGTAGTGGGCGGGGCAAACTCAGGCCGGACCTGTATCTTGGTCCAGCATGTCGGCCCGTGGGTGCCGAAGCACCGAGACCCCGCCAAGTACCGCCCGCTTGACTCGTGGCGCATCCGCCCGGAAGGGACATTTGTGGCCTTCCGACCCGGCGGGCGGTATGAGTGCGATCGGGAAGGGATTCTGCCCACCTTCCGCCTCATCCCCCTCGATGACCCCGACACACCTACCATCGACTCAACCCATAAGGAGAACGAGAATGTTGTCTAGCCTCGCATGGAAGCTCACGGCCCGCGTGCTAGCGCTTCCTCCCATCCGTCGTGCCCTCATCGCGTATGCGGTGAAGCATCCGTACACGCATATCGGCCCGGAAGGGGATGAATACATGATGCGGTATTGGGTGTTTAACGCCTACAATCGCGACTACGAGGGTCAGCGGTTCCCCCGCCTCCCCTCCATCCGCGTGCACCATATCAAGCGCCCGGACAGCGACGAGCACCTGCACGACCATCCCCTTCGCTCCCGCGTCATCCTTCTGTCAGGGTACTATTGGGAGAAGTCAGTCCTGCGCTGGCTCGGCCATAGCATCCCAATGCGCTCCCGCGCGTTACGGGGCGGATCGACGTACTACCTCGACCCCCGCAACAAGTACCACGCGATCTACGCGCTCGGTGACGCGGGCGGGGTGTGGTCGGTCTTCATCACATGGCCCAAGCGCGGTGGAGGGGATGAAGGATCGTGGGGGTTCCTTGTAGACGGCGTGCATGTGGATCAGGCGACCTACAAGCTCATGATGGGCGGCCGGCTCTCGAAGCTGCGCGGCGAAGCCTCGGGGAGCCAATCATGACCGCGATTATGGCAGAGACCTACCTGCGTATCGAGCTGACCCGCGCACGGGCCAAGGCGGAGGCGTTGCAGGCCCTTTTGGACGAGGCGAACGCGCGGATCAAGCGGTTTGAGGACGAGACCTCCCAACTCCTCGCGGCCTGCGGTGCGGGGTATGGGTTGGTCCGGCCCTATCCGCAGATCGTGTCCTCGGTGACGAAGCTGTCCCGGCTCATCGCGCCGGTGGAGGAGCATGGGGTGCCCGTGAAGCCCCATCACTACACCAACACGGTGCGGAGGCAGCTCAACGACGAGGAGGAAGAGCTATGAATCCCGGTAAGGGGCGCAAGCCCGATCCCGGTATGCGCAAGGCCATGCTTCGTGCATCCGACATCGTGCTCGCGATTATCTTCCTCCTGTTCGTCGCCGCTTGGCTCGCATCCTGTTAGGGTGCATAGGGGAGGGTTGACCCTCCCTCCTGCATCTTCCACCCCTCCACGGAGGCTTAGCATGACTTGCATCAAAACGGGAGCAGATGTCTTGCTCGACTCTCACGGCGCGACCGTCCACGGAGACTTGTACGAGGTAGGTGACACGTACATTCTGCTGTGCGGCGCGAGTGTACACGACTGTATGGAGCACGACCCCTCGCGCTACCATATCCGCGTCAAGGGCGATTGGCATGCCCTCGGCTCGCGCGCAATCGCGTTCGAGGCCTCGGCGGCCATTGACTTCAACTACGAGGGGACTGAGCTATGAGATCCCTCAACTCGAAGGTGAAGCAGTGCCTCCAGCTCTCCGACGGCGACCTCACGGTGTGGGAAGAGGGCTTCCTCGAAAACATCTCTGACCGGACAAACTCCGGGCAGGATTGCACCCGGCTCAGTGACGCTCAGATCGACAAGGTCGAGCAGATTTGGGCCAAACACTTCGGAGGCGATGATGCGGGCCGTTGATGAACAGAACACGAAGGCCGCAGCAATGCGCCTCGCTGCCCGCGCCGAGCCCGGCAGTCTGCTCGACGTGCTGGAAGAAGCCCTTTCCTTCGTCTCCCGCCATTCCGAGTCGTGGTACTACAGCGGCCAGGAGTTGTGTGGGAAGCTTGAAGGGAAGATTGACGAACTGAAGGGAGGGAATGATGGCACACGGACCTGAAGCGGAAGCACGCATCGCCCACCTCCGGCGCGAAGCGACCACCCGCGACCTCACCCCCGACGAGACCCGCGAGGTCATCGCGTTGCTTCGGGCGGGCCGCGTCTCGGCCTTCCACGCATCCGACACAGCGAGGAAGAAGACCGCGAAGGTCGAGATTCCCAACGCGGATGACTTGCTGGCGGACTTTTGACCATGCGCTACTGCGAAGTGTGTGGCGACGAGGTTGATACCTATATCGATGACACCTCGTTCGACCATGAATTCGGCGTGCACCTTCAATACGACATCAAGTGTAAGGAGTGTGATAACATATTAGAGGCCTGTAACGGTCGCCCGCCAGAGGAGCCCTATGATGCCGAAGAGCTTTGAACACTGGCTCGACGGCGCGGGCCGAGGCGAGACGGAGGAGGTGGATGACACCTACTACTTCGTCTGTAGGGGCTGCGGGAAGTCGGAGTATGTCTCTCTCGCAGAGTATGAAAACGGCGATACCGGTTGGTACGCCGAGCAGCATCCAATGGGCCACTTCACCGGCGTGTGCGGCGGCTCCCCGTGGTGTTTACCTTGAGTCTAGGAGTACTTGAAATGGATAGCCCGTTCAAAGGCGTTAAGGGTTGCGAAGACCCGTCGTGCATGGCGTGCCAACTCGCCCGCCTGTATCCCGAAGAGCACCGCGTCGCGGTAATCTACCACACCGCGCAAGTAATGGACCTCATGTGCATGTGCATGAGCCAAGCGCACCAAAAGACCAACACGCTCGGGCAGGTGCTTGAAGCCCTCGGCGCCGAGGATCAGAAGACCAGGCTGTACAACCAAATCTTCGACCAGCTCTTCGCGGCGAACCTCGAGCAGCGCGCGAGGGGTATCATGGTGCTGGTGCAGACCTGCTTCGCCCTCCTCCCCACCGACATCATGGACGCGGCCCGCGCGACCTACATGGCCCGGCTCGAAGCGGCGGGGAAGGCGTCCGGCGAGACCGACGGCCACGGGTTCACGGAGGAGGAGATCCGCGAATCCCTGGACCTCGCCAAGCAGTACATCAAGGACCTCGAGCAGGGTGGGCAGGAGTACCTTGTGGGGATCACGGGGCAGTCGCCCCTCGGCTCAACCGACACGGTGCAGTGATGAAGGATTACAACGAAGAATACGCTCAGCTGGAGATCGGAGACGTGATCCACTACGACGACACGGGCCGCTATGATAGGGCAGATGTGTTTACCGGCGTGGTGGAGCAGCAGCCAGAGTCTTCCTACCTGCGCATCCGAGTTACAAAGTGGTACGTGCGCTCTGGCCATACCACTAACACCGAGTTCTGGCGCGTCGGAGATGGGGTGGTGGATAAGGAGTGCTACAAGCTCCTCGCCCCCACCGGCGGCACGCAGCAACCCACCTCCCATATCGCCGGTCTCTCCCCCGAGACTATCGATTGGGACGCCCACAAGGCCTTTGGAGCCTCACTATGAGCCACGCACCTACCACCAAGACCTGCAAGTCATGCCGGTTCTACAACGCCCCGACCTCCGAGTGCCGGCGCAACCCCCCGCAAGTCGGCATCGTGATGGGGATGCAACCCGGCACAGTCGCCACCGGCGGCCGCCCCGTTCCCGCTCCGATCCCGGTCGCGGCCTTTCCTAACATCGGGGAGCCCGATAAGTACTGGTGCGGCCAGCATGAGTTCCACGCAACCCCTCTGGTGAAAGCATGAACATCACCAAACGCTACAACATCGTCGCTTGCATCGGGTTGTACACCGACGGCAGCGGCAAGAAGGTCTACCGCCGCGTCGGCACTCTCTGCGAGACCGACACCGGCCCGGTGATCTTCATGGACACCACCTTCACTCCCGCCGGTTGTCACGGGAATAAAGGTGGCTCGGCCATTCTGTCCTGCTATGCCGAGGACGAGAGTGGCTACCCACGTCGTACTACGCCCGGCGAAGACGACGACATTCCGTTCTAAGGAGAGCTAGCATGATCGAGTTTCAAGTAGGTATTTTCGCGTCCCTCGTAGATGAGTATGATCCGGAGGAAGGGCGCTATGTACAGCACATTCGCTATGTCGTGAAGGACTGGTGCGATGAGAAGGGCATCGCGTATCGGGCGGAAGAAGGCATGGTCTTCGTCTGCCACCACAACTTCACGTTCGACGAGGCGCAAGGTATCACGCGCGAGCAAGTCATTCTCGGAATGGTCGAGGGGCTCGAGGCGAAGAAGCGCAGCATTCAGGCCGACGCGCAAGCCACCATCACCAACATCGACCAGAAGATCGGCTCGCTGCTCATGTTGCGTGCGCCGTCGGACGATACGGAGGTGCAAGATGTCTGACCTCATCCCGACGACCTTCCCCGAGGTGCTCGACAGCACCATGATTACCACCTACCGGGCGTGCCCCCACAAGTTCTTTCGGGAATACTGCCAGCACTGGAAATCCGCCACACCCTCCGTCCACCTCCACGCGGGCGCGGCCTTCGCGAAGGGGCTCGAAGTCGCCCGCCTCGCCCATTACCGGGACGGCAAGGGGCAGGAAGACGCCCTCGAAGACGGCATGACGGCGCTGTTGAAGGCGTACGGCGACTTCGACTGCCCCGAGGACTCTGCGAAGTCCGCGACCCGGATGGCGGGCGCGCTGGAGTTCTACTTCGAGCGCTACCCCTTCGCGTTCGAGGACGCGCCCCCGCACACGGTAGCGTCGACGGGGCTCCCCGCCGTGGAGTTCAACTTCGCGGAACCCCTCCCCATCCACCACCCGGACACGGGCAACCCCCTCATCATCGCGGGCCGGTTCGACCAAGTGGTTGACTACGCCGGCGGGGTGTGGGGCGAGGATGACAAGACGGCCTCGCAGCTCGGGGCCTCGTGGCCGAAGCAGTGGGACATGCGGTTCCAGTTCTCGACCTACTGCTGGGGCGCGAAGCGTGCGGGCATGCCCCTCCAAGGCTTCCTCGTCCGGGGGATCAGCATCCTCAAGCGCGGCTACGACACCATGCAAGCGATCACCTACCGCCCCGAGTGGATGCTCCAGCGGTGGGAGGAGGAGATGCTGCACACCGTCGGGCGGATGGTGGAGGATTGGGTCGCGTATCGCGCGTCCGCGCCGATCTCCTTCACCCACAACGAGGGCGATGCGTGTAACGCCTACGGTGGATGCGGCATGCGCACGGTGTGCCTTGCCGTAGACCCGGAACCGTGGCTCCGGACCTCCTACGAGCAGCGCGTCTGGAACCCGTTGACCCGAGGGGAAGAGTGATGAATCTTCAGGATCTGCAAGACCTACTAAATGAGGCGACTTTTGACGCCGTCATGGAGTTGGGTGTTCGTAGAGAAGAAATAGACGTATTAGTGCACGACGTTAACAACTATGCAGGTGCACACCATATTGCGAACGTATCATATCGAAATGGGCGTTTGTACATCACATTAGGGGACGAAGCGTGACCCGCCCGGACGGTGTAGCCAAGGTCATCTGGACCGACGCTTCAGGCACCACGCGGGGAACCGCCGAGGTGTATTGTGCCGCGCTCCAAGAGGCGAGTGGCCGCCGTCCGGGGTACTGGCCCTCCCGCACCTACATCTGTCCGCACTGCGGCCAGGCTTGGATGCGGGAGGAATGGAAGCACAAGTACCAGTACCGCTCGGGCGCGGGCCCGGCGTGGAAGGTGGTGGAGCGGCCCTGCCGGTGGCATGGTGACGGCACGCTCCTGTCCCACCTCCCCCTCGAATCATGCGATGCAGCTATCCTGCAGCGCGAACTGAAAATCCTTTTTGACGAGTTCGATCATGAGTACAACACCGGCTTCACCCCCTACCTCGGCCTCCCAAACCTTGCAGGAGACCACCACCGAGGAGCTAATCCTTCGCGGCCCGAAGGTGATGTTGCAAGGCCCGTCGGGGACTGGAAAAACGACCGCACTTGGGACAGCAGTGGACTGGTGCGAGAAGCACAACTGGCCGGTGTACGCTATGTTCACCGAGAACTCGACGGAAGTCCTGTACGGGTACTGGAAAGACAAGGGCCGGCCGATCCCCTCGAACCTCCATGTGGCGGACCTGATGGTCAAGGCGGTGGACCTGACCTCCCTGATCGATGCGGCGGACAAGGTGGGGAAGCTGACCTACGAGTCCCTGACGAAGCTGATCGACCCCAAGCGCTCGGGGGAGAACAACGCGTACTGGAAGATCCTGAAGAGCTGTGCGAACTTCGTGGACTCCCGGACGGGGGAAGCGTTCGGGTCGCTGGAGTCGTTCCCGACGGAGAGCCTGTTCATCATGGACTCGCTGAGCGAGACGGCGAACGCGGCCTTCCGGATGCAGGTGGGGAATAAGCCCGTCGCCTCGCAGCCGGATTACCTCGTCGCGCAGCAGAACCTGCTGAACTTCCTCCGCCTCCTCACCCAAGGCATCCGCTGCGGGGTGATCCTCACCGCCCACGTGGACCGCCTCGTGGACGAGATCAACGGCGGGACGAAGATCACGACGAAGAGCATCGGGAAGGCCCTCGCGGGCGAACTGCCCCAACTGTTCAGCGATGTCATCCTCACAACGCGGATGGGTACGGAGTGGGTGTGGGACACCGCCAACGTCATGACGGACCTCAAAACCCGCAACCTGACCTACAGCTCGAAGCTCCGCCCCGACTTCGCCCCGCTGTTCGACAAGTGGCTCTCGCGAGCCCAATCATAATGTTGGTGTAGTACCTTAACGCGCTCAAACAGGAGGTTAATATGGCTGACACGAGGAACTCTCAACCCTTTCCGGTCCCGGAGGACCAAATGCCGTACTACACCAAAACCGAGCGCGTTAACCCCAACGTCGCGTTCGAGCAACTCGCACTGTTCCGCGCCTTCGAGTATTACGAGACGCTGTTTATCAAGCTGGATAGCACGTCGGCCCTTGCCGTTCAGCTGCGTAAAGTGGAGACCATATCGCCTCAGGCGATCGTGGCTCCGGTGGGCCGCATTCAATACTGGTTGGAGAAATGAAATGAAAGCAATCCTTGCAGCAGTGGCCCTCCTCGCAGCGCCCCTCGCCCACGCCGATGGTATTTGGGCGACCGCCCAGCTGTCCAACAACTCCCTCGTCCAGCTGTCGGATATATCGGTCGCGGACAAGGACCACCCCGGCTGTATCGGCGCCATGATGACCTTCCCGAATCCGAAGGAAGAGCCCATCTACGGCTGCTGGTCTAAGCCGGCGAAGGGCAAGATTCTCGTGACGTGGTTCTTCGACGGGGGCTCTACCCCGTGGGAGGAGATGTACACCACCAAGCAATTCCACCTCACGCCGTACGGTGAGGGCATGTTCTCGATGCTGCTGAAGAAGCGTGCCGCGACCACGCCCTCCATGTGATTGAGCGAGCGCCCATCTCGCACTCAATGGGCATATCCCTTAACTCCGAAAGGAACTGTATCATGACCTCCATGTTCGATCCCAACATCCTCCTCGACGCAACCCTGGCCGAACCGACCGAAAAGCGCCCTCCCCTCCCTGTCGGCGACTACACTGCGATCATCGGTGAAGTCACCGCCGGCACGTGGCAGTCGGCCAAGGACGCCACGAAGTCCGGCGTGAAGTGGAACGTGCCGCTGGAGCTGCAAGTCCCCGCCGACATCCAGCAGCAACTCGGTATCGAGCTGCCCACCCTCAAGCTGACGGACAGCATCATGCTGGACCTGACGCCGCAGGGCGGCCTCGACAACTCGATCGGCAAGAATGGCCGGCTTCGCATGTACCGCGAGGCGCTGGACATGAACAAGCCGGGCGACGTGTTCGGCGCGCGCAAGATGCAAGGCCAAGTAGTCCTGGTCCGCATCACGCACCGCGAGTACCAGGGGCAACTGCTGGAAGATGTTTCGAAGGTAGCCGCACCGGTCTAACCGCCGGCGTTTGACGAGCAGGGGCTCCGGCCCCTGTTCCCACTTGGAGCTTGGCATGCATCGCAAGAACAAACCGCATATCCACTACCAGCAGGGTTACTGGCGTTGTATGCTGCGCTCTGGTGGCTTCGGCGGCAAGGGTCCCACCGTCGTGCTGGCGTATTGGGACTGGCGGAAGTGGAATACCATCCTCAACTAACGGTAATGGGGGCGGGCACAAACCCGGTAAATCATGACCATTCGTAACTCCACCGGCGCGCTTCGCCGGTCACGCAAGATGCCTCCCGAGGACACGCTCGGTTGGAGGCTGAAGAACGCCCGCATCGAACGCGGGATTAACATTGACTTCCTCGCGAGCTATATCGGCACCGATCCTTCCCGGATCACGGCGATAGAGAATCGGGGAGAGTATCCCACCCTCCGCACCGCGATCGCGCTTGCTAAGGTCCTCGACATCTCCATCGACTACCTCGTGGGGTTGGAGGACATTAACGGTAAGCGGACCGCCGAGGCGGATGACATTTCTATCCCACGGAGGCTTAGCGATGCTGCGGTTTCTAACCCTTGAGCAAGTCACGGTGGCGCCCAATCGCCAACGCGCCTTCATCGACCCGGTCAAGTTGCAGGAGCTGGCAAACAGCATCCGCGACAACCACCTCATCCACGCCCCCGTGGTCGACGGCTCCAACACCCTCATCGTCGGCGAGCGGAGGTATCGGGCCATCCAACTCCTACATGACATGGGCGAGGAGTTCTACTACGGGCAGAAGAAGGTCCCGCCCGGCTTCGTTCCGGTGGTCGACATCGGAGACCTCACGGACATCCAGCGCTATGAAATCGAACTCGAGGAGAATATTCGTCGCGAAGGGCTCACATGGCAAGAGGAAGTGCAGGCCACAGCTCGTCTGGCGGAGCTTAAGACCTCCATCGCCCTCGCGGCGGGCCTCACGCCCCCGTCTAACGCACAGCTCGAAGGTGAGATCCGGGGTCTCTCCAAGGCCTCTGATGGCGGGACGGTACGCGAGCATCTCGACCTTGCGCGCAACATGGACAAGCCTGAAGTTGCTAAGGCCAAAACACAGAAGGAAGCTACTAAGGCTCTCAAGCGAATTGTGCAGGCTGAACAGCATGCGAAGCTTGCGGCCGCAGTCGGCGCCACGGCATCAGCCTCCCGCCACATTCTCCACCGGGCGAACTGCCTCGAGTTCATGCCCGGGTACCAGTCGGAGTCCTTCGACTGCATCTGCACTGATCCCCCGTACGGTATGGGAGCGGATCAGTTTGGAGACTCAGGAGGCTCCCTTGGCCGCACTCACGGCTATGCGGATGACGTTGATGTCTTGGATCAAATCCTGTCGGAAGCGCCCCGGGAGTTCTGGCGGGTGCTGAAGCCCCAAGGCCACGTGTACGTGTTCTGCGACTTCCGGTTCTTCGGAGATTGGAAATCCGCACTGGAGTGTCAGGGCTTCAGGGTCTTCCGCACGCCCCTCATTTGGCACAAGCCCACCGGCCTCGCCCGCGCCCCGTGGCCCGAGATCGGCCCGCAGCGCCGCTACGAATGCATTGTCTACGCCATCAAGGGCAACAAGCCCGTGACCGGAATGTACTCCGACGTGATCAGTGTGGAGTGGGACGAAGCGACCGGGCACGCCGCGCAGAAGCCTGTGGCCCTGTACACCAACCTCCTCCGCCGGTCCTGCCTGCCCGGCGAGACCGTCCTCGACCCCTTCTGTGGCAGTGGCCCGATCTTCCCGGCCGCTGAAGAACTCAAGCTCACCGCCCACGGTATTGAGATGGATGAAGTGAGCTACGGCATCGCCGCACAGCGCCTCGCAGCGCTCAAGGCGTAACCCCCGGGCCTCGGCCCTTCCTTGGAGCATGGCATGAAACGCATCATTGCAGCATTGACCCTCTCCCTCGCGGCAGTCGCCTCGTGGGCAGCGTGTGTCAACTCACCGTCCGACTCGGGCGGCTCCCTCCCTCTAACCACCGGGAAGCTTGTATGGCACTCCTACACCTCCTACGGCGATGGGTCATCGCAGTTGTTTGTGCGAGACATTGCCGCCGGGAGTACGACAAACGTCTCTTCTTCCTGGGCCTGTGCCTCGGGCTGCACCGTAAAAGACCCAATGAACGCGGTGTGGAGCGCGGATGGCAACTGGCTCCTCTTCATGGGGGTGGCAAACAACGCGTGGAACCTCTTCGCCGTCTCCGCATCCGGCGGCTCACCAATCAACCTCACCGGCTCTACCGGCACGACCCGGAACGAGGACCCGAAGTTCTCCGCCGACGGGACGAAGGTGGTGTGGAAGCAGGGGCAGGCGGGGACGTGGCGGGTGATGCAAGCACCCTGGTCGGTGACCGGGGGCACGCCGTCGCTTGGTACTACGACCACGCTCATAACCGGCTCTACCGAGAACTCGATGCCGTTCCTCGACTCCGCCGGCACCACCCTGTATTACTCCGCCGGCAGCTCAAGCCCCTTCACCTTGTACAGCAAGGCTCTCCCCTCCGGCACACCCTCGTCGATTTCGAGCAGCGGCTACTACCCCGTGGTTCGCTGGTCAGACAACACTGTCTTCTGGGCCGACGACACCACGCAGGGAGCGAACGATCAGGTGGCGTACAAGGCTAGCGGCGGGTCGACCACCTACCCCTCCATCAACGACTGCAACGGGAACAACTCGGACCCGTGGCCAGTGGGGAGCACGAACTATGTCTTCTTCTCAAGTACTACTCCGGGTGGTTATCAACTTTACCTTGGTGACCTTTCTAACGGCAATCGCTATAATCTGTCTGCGTGGTACTCTGACACAGCGAAAGCTCACCTGGGCTCTTCGTATTATAGCGGCACTGGTGGCGGTGGTGGCGGTTCAGGTAGTTCTACTACCGTAAACCTTGCCCGCGTGACCGGCCAGACCACGAACCCCTCGGCGACCGCCTCGTCCACCACGTCCCCGATGGTGGCAAGTCGTGCGATCGACGGCAACACCGCCGACACCAACGCCTCGCGGTGGGACAGCACCGAGCCGATGCCGAACCCCTCGTACCTAATCGTCGACCTCGGCTCGCAGTGCGCGGTGGGCTACACGGGGGTCTGCACCATCACCGGTATCGACCTGTACAAGGACTCCTACCCCACCCACAACGAGATCGATATCTCGTCGGACGGGACCAACTGGACCTCGATCTGGTCGATCACCAACGACACGAGCTACACCCACCGGGCGATCAACCAGACCGCACTCGGCGGGGCGAAGTACGGCCGCTACATCCGGGCCTACGGAACGGCGACGGCGCCTTACGGCATGTCGTTGCCGGAGATCCAAATCTGGGGCTGCACCGCTCAGACCTGTAACTAAACCTCACGCCCCCGAGAGGGGGCATTGGAGCTATCATGGCAGAAATCACTAAACCCTCTGAACTCGATCCCGTCTCCATCGAAGTGATGATGACGGTGCTTAACCGCTTCGCCCGCATGGCGTACGGCAACAGCCACGCGAAGGGCTTTTGGGACGAGTACGAGGAGACGCTCGCCGTCATCGGCCTGCAACTGAACGAGGCTCACCAAGCCAAGTACACCACCGACGTGAAGCTCTCCAAGATCGACCTGATCCATAGCGAACTTGGCGAGATGACCGAAGGCGTACGAAAGCCCGGCCCGGATCAGCACTGCCCCGAGTTCACGCAGGAAGAGATCGAGGCCGCTGACGCCTTCATCCGCCTCATGGACTATGTAGGCAAGTTCGACCTCCGCTTCGGGCCTGCCGTTATGGCCAAGATGGAGTACAACGCCTCGCGCCCCTACAAGCACGGGAAGGCAGCGTGACCCGCTGGCAGGTTCAGGAGTTAATGGACCTGCTCATTCTCCTGCACGGTTACGTGGAGTTCGATCCGGGTGACCGTGTGGGGATTGAAGTCAGGATCAACATCGAACGGCTGAAGGTGTATGCCGAGGAACTGAAGGAGCAAGGTAAGCCATGACCACCTATTTCTACGACACGGAGACGACCTCCTCCGACCCCACCACCGCGCAGGTTATTGAGGCCGCGAGCGCGGAGCTGGACACTTCCATGTGGGCCCTCGGGGTGCGGTATCAGCAACGCTTCCGCCCCTCAGATCCGATCACCCCGGGAGCAATGGCTGTTCACCACATCACCCGCACGGATCTCGAGGACTGCGCGCAGACCGAGTCGTATCTCTTCGAGCACGCCTGCCCGGATTGCACCTACCTGATCGGCCACAATGTGAGCTTCGATTGGGAAGTATCCCGCAAGCCGGATGTCAAGCTGATCGACACGCTGGTCCTCGCCCGATACCTCTGGCCCGACATCGAGCACAAGCTCGGCGCGCTCATGTACCACTTCTATGGCGAGGACGCCAAGCCCATGCTAGTTGGCGCCCACAATGCGCTGGTTGACGTGGAGAACCTGGCCGCGCTGTTCCTCGAGCATATCCGCCCGGCCCTCCCGGTGGCCGCCCAGCACTCCATCGCGGCGCTGCATGCCTTCAGCGAGGAGGCCCGCATCCCCCGCGTGATGGCGTTCGGGAAGTACAAGGGCGAGAAGATCGAGGACGTGCCTATCGGCTACATGCAGTGGGCGTTCAAGCAACCCGACTTCGACCCATACGTCCTCGAGGCGTTCCGGCGCGCGCTGAGGGGGCCTCGGCCATGAAGCCCCATATTTGGTTTAGGTACGGTACTTGGTGGTGCGCTACGAAATACTGCTATCGCGGCGGCGGCACAACACCCATGCGTGCCTACCTCGATCACATGAGGCGTCTATCGGAGTTACTCCATGACAGGCATTATTGACCAAAACTGGTTCGTGCGGCTTTGGCCCGCAGTCGAAGAACACTTCAACAAGATCTATTCGGAGCCCCAAGATGTCAGTACGAAAAGGAAACGGGAACCCAAACGCTCGCGTCATGGTAGTCGGCGAGGCATGGGGCGCGGAGGAAGAGCGGACTGGACAGCCCTTTATGGGTGCTTCCGGCCAAGAGCTAAACCGCATGCTCCAAGCCGCCGGCATCGGGCGAAGCGAGATCTGGACTACCAACCTCGTTAACGCCCGCCCGGCCGGCAACGACTTCGGGGAGTGGGTGGCCCTGAAGAAGAAGGACATCACTCCGGACCACGTTCCCTTCCGGGACAAGATGGTCCGGCCGATTGTGAGGCTCGGCTACGAGTCCCTCATGCAGGATATCGACCTTGTCAAACCTAACGTTATTGTGCCCGTTGGCAACTACGCAATGTGGGCCCTCACAGGAGCATTCGGCATCCTCAAATGGCGGGGGAGCATGCTACGTATGTCGCAGGATTCTAGCTCACCGAAGGTCATACCTACAGTTCACCCTGCCGCTGTGCTGCGTGAGTGGAAGTACCGCTCCATCGTCATCAACGACCTCCGACGAGTCGCAAACGAGCAGCACTCCCTAGAGTGGGCTACCCCACCCCGCGACTACCGCTTCATCATCCGCCCCTCGTACCAAAAGGTGATGCTCACGCTCGCCGAACTGAAGCGTCGCATGGACGCCGGAGAATCGCTATGGTTGGAACTGGACCTCGAAACGCGTGCCGGGCACATCGCTTGCTGTGGCATCTCATGGAGTCATGTGGATGCACTTGTCGTCCCCTTGATGTGTATCGAGAACGAGAACGGGTATTGGGGGCAGGAAGAAGAAGCGACTATTGTACATGCCTTACGCCGAGTGTTGACTCACGCGCGTGCGAAAGTGCGGTTGCAGAATGGCTTGTACGACGCACAGTATACCTGGAGGCACTGGTTGTTCGTTCCTCGAGTGGCGCAGGACACTATGCTCTCTCAACACACCTGCTTTGTGGCGCTGCCGAAGAGCTTGGCCTTTCAAAGCTCGATGTACTCTCCGCACTACGTCTACTGGAAAGACGATGGGAAAACATGGGGGGAGACTCACAGCGAGGACCAGCTATGGTCCTACAACGGGATGGACTGCGTGAGGACCCGCGAGTGTGGGGAGGCTTTGATGGAGTCGGTGACCTCATTGGGGCTGCAAGAAGTGGAAGCCTTTCAGCAGAGGCTGTTCTGGCCAGTGCTGCGCGCTATGCAGATCGGGGTCCGGGTGATCCCGGAGAAGCGGGCGCAGATCATCCAGGAGCTGCAAGACGCGATTGCGGACCGGGAGGAGTGGATGGCGAAGGTCCTCGGGCACTCCCTCAACATCGGGAGCCATGTCCAGATGAAGAAGCTGTTCTACGAGGACCTGAAGCAAATTCCTGTCATGACGCGGGCTACGAAGAAAAAGCCCTCGACCATGACCTGCAACGACGAGGCCCTCCAGACCATCGCGAAGCGAGAACCGTTGCTGAAGGGTCTGTGCAACACGATCGCGGACATGCGGACCCTTGGGATATGGTTAGGCACCTTCGCCCAAGCCAAGGTGGACTTCGACGGCCGGATGAGGTGCTCGTTCAACATCGCGGGCAACGAGACGAAGGAGCAGGGGGAGGGAGAGAAGGCAGTGAAGGCGGCCCCGTACACATACCGCCTGTCCAGCTCCGAAAACGCCTTCGGCTCCGGGCTCAACATGCAAACGATCCCCAGCGAGAAGTCCAAATCCGCCGGGAAAGCAATCGCCCGGGGAAGCAAGATGCCGATCCCGAACCTCCGCTCGATGTTCGGCCCGGACCCGGGGATGACATTCTTTGACGCGGACTTGGACCGCGCTGACCTTCAAGTCGTGGTGTGGGAGGCGAACGATGCAGACCTCAAAGCTGCTCTGCGAATGGGAGCTGACATTCACTTGCTTAACGCATACATCCTCGTGGGCAAAGAGCCTCCACCTATGGATGAGCTGGTTGAGGGGCATCCCAAATACAAGGATCATAGGGCACCGTATAAAACCCAGCGAGAGTTTGCCAAGGTTTTCTGTCACGCTACAAACTACGGAGGATCTCCGAAGACTATTGCTGGACACACAGGGAGAACTATCGCGGAAGTTGATCGAGCGCAACGGATCTGGTTTGGCGCTCACCCGGGTATACTTCGCTGGCACGAGCGAGTAGCGCAGCAGATCAACCGCTACCACTTCATCGAGAACCCGTTCGGCTACCGGTGGTATATCTTTGACCGGCTGGATAACGCGTTCACGGAAGGTCTGGCGTGGGTTCCCCAATCCACGGTAGGGTGTGTCATCAACCGCGTGTGGGACCGGTGGTACACGGAACTCCCCTCCGTGCAGGTGTTGCTGCAGGTGCATGATAGTTTGGCGGGGCAGTTCCCGACGAGGGAGCGCCACGTGCTTGTGCCCAAGATGTTAGAGCTAGGGCGAATCGTTGTACCGTATGAAGATCCCCTAATCATCCCCCTTGGCATGGGAACGTCGGACGTGTCGTGGGGCGACTGCTAGCTCTGAGGTGGGCAATGGCCCGTAACTTTAACAACTGGTTGACGGCGTTCCTGGATTACTCCAGCTACGCCGAGTCTCCAAAAGAAATGCGCTTTTGGGCTGGCGTGAGTGCGATTGCCGGTGCGCTCCGCCGGAAGGTTTGGATCGATCAGAGGTATTTCACATGGACCCCGAATTTCTTTATTATACTCGTTGCTCCGCCTGGAATTGTGTCAAAGTCCACCACAGCCGATCTTGCGATGAATCTGCTGCGCGAGGTGCCTGGGATCAAGTTCGGACCCGATGTGGTAACGTGGCCTGCCTTGGTACAAGCGCTTGCGGGATCGTGCGAGTCCTTCGAGTATCAGGAGGAGTGGCATCCAATGTCGCCATTAACTTTGGTAGCAAGCGAACTTGGCAACCTGATTCAGCCCCAGGACCGCGAGCTAATCAACATGTATATCCACCTCTGGGACGGGAAGAAGACGGTGGAGAAGGTCACGAAGACCTCCGGGTCGGACGTGGTCGAAGCTCCCTGGGTGAACATGATCGGGTGCACGACTCCCCATTGGATCGCGGACAACATGCCCCCAGCCACCGTCGGTGGTGGGTTCACCTCGCGGTGTATCTTCGTCTACGCCGAGGCTAAGGAGAAGTTCGTGGCGTACCCCCGCTACCATATTCCGAAGGATTTTGAGGACACCAAGATGAAGCTGATCCAGGACCTCGAGCATATCAGTACGAACTTGGTAGGGGAATACGTCCTGACTCAGGAAGCTATTCGCTGGGGGGAGGCGTGGTATAGGGAGCTGTGGACCAACCGCCCGCTAGAGTTGATGAACGAGAAGCTGGATGGCTACGTCGCGCGGAAGCAAACCCACCTGCACAAGCTAGCGATGGTGCTAGCAGCGTCAGAGTCTGACTCTATGACGATTGATGCAGGTCACCTCCAACACGCCGAGATGATGCTGAAGAGTGTGGAGGTGGACATGGAGCTGGTGTTCTCCCGGATCGGGAAGAGCGAGGCAAGCCTACAACTGGATAACCTGCTGGAGTATATGCGGCTTCGCGGCAGCATCCCGATGGAGGAGGCCTCCCGCTACATCCACTCTCATTTCCCGGACTACAAGGACATGGATGGGGTGCTCAGTGGGCTCATCCGAAGCGGGTACTGCAATATGGAAATGAAGGGGAATGTTATGATGCTAACGTGGTTGGACGTTACCGGTAAGGTGACCGCCCCCAAACCCGGTAACTGACCATGCCACACCCTCCAACCGTCCGCCAGCTGATAGTCGAAGGGATGGGGTACTGCTGCCCCCATCTCTTCTTCACCCTATTCCCTGAAACGTGGAAGGCCGCCCTTCGCCTCGGCGTCACCCGCCGGGCCATCAAGTATGAGAAGCAAAGAGCCCGCACGGGATGCGCGGGCTGTGAGGGGTGCATGGCACCGAGGCTTAAGGCTTTACAGCACGCAGTGCAGCAACGACCGCAGAAAGATCATGATCTGTCAACGACACGCCCATCGGCACATCCTCCGGAAGCACCGATAAAAGTGATCCGTCGACAAGCCACAGATGTTCGTGAGGAGGATGACTAGCGCCCCATGTGGTCACGAATGGGTAGTGCCAGAATACGTCGCGCTCGTGCACCACAGATACGGTGTCGGCGCGATCGTATTGCTTCCAGAACTCCGCATTCCCTGCCTTGGGGGACTCGAAGGCGAAGATGCCGGCGAGCCGGGACGCGGGGCAGAACAGCGGGGAGTAATACGCCCGCCATCCCCCCAACGAGTGCCCCTCCACCCACACCGCCGCACTGCTCGGCAGCCCTTTGAACACCCACTGCCATAGCGCCGGCAGTCCGCAATACGCCCCACGCGCCACCTTCGCCCCGCCCCCCACGTCCTTATCATCTACATCAAGGTCGTGGAGGAGGTCCTCCACCTGGTCATCCGCGAACCGGGTGCCAGAGATGGAGAGGTAGGCCGCGCCTTCGCGCATGGTAAGGGCCGCCTGCACGGCCCCCACCTTGTACTGGCCTACCCACTCCATGCCCTGATCCTCCATCGAGGCCCGACACGCGGCCGGGTCCATGATGTAGGCGGCCTCACACCGTAAGGCCGACTCGAGGATGAGTTGCAGGTTCACGGCGTAGCTGCCGCCGGCACAGGGCCGTATGCCGCGAGGGCCGCCGCGAGCGCCACGTTCACCAGCATCAACCCGTTGCCGACCTGGGTCTGCTGGGCTGCGGTGATCGGAAGGGTCTTGAGCGCCGCAATGGCCGCCGGGATCGTGGAGTTGACGATCGTCTGCAGCGAGGTCGGATCGACCGCCGCGTTAGCCGCGCACAACCCATTCACCGCCGCGATCGCTGCATCCACTTTCGGATCGAGGTTATACAGCGCTGCAGCATCGACTGCGACCGGTTGGAACACAGTGCACGCTTTAGCGACCTTCGCTTGAGCGCTTGCCGCAACTGCCGGGGCGTTGGCGCATGCACCGAGAAAGCCAGTAGCACACGCGATCACGAGGAGCACCAAAATGCCTGGGAGTTTCATGATTGACCTCCAGTGGGTTTGCTGAAGAAGCGGTTGATCACATAGTGACCGATGCTAAGAACCGCTGCCGTGATGAGGCCCGGGAGGACCTCGGGGGCCGGCGCGTGGAAGCCCATAAGCCCCCACTGCACGATCGGCTGGATGGTGGCGGCGGAGAAGGTTACCCCTGCCGTTACACCGCTTGATACATTTGCCATACGTACCTCCGGTTGCGGATCAGAGCTAAAGGTAGTCGGAGACCGTCCGCATGATCTCCGTCCCGCGATGGACCCATCCCTTACCCTGCGAGGGCCAGGCACTGCATGAAGTCCAGTAATCGAACCGAGCCGCCATGAACCGCATGACGACCACCGAGACAGGGCGCGCCCGGACCGCTGCAATGGTCTGAGCCCCGATGTCCCCATCGACCGTCACGGAGACCGCTTGCTGTAGCCACCGCGCCGGATACCCACCGTTGAACGCCGCGTCGAAGATCAGATACCCAATGATCGGGGAGAACTGATCGCACTTGTAGGGGTCCCAATACTTCGTCTTCGCGATCCCCATCGCGCGGTCATAGCTCATCGCGGCGATGTCCTCGTTAGGAAAGGAGGCCGCCGAGATCCCGTACTTCGATCCCCGCAGCTGCCCCGCTCCGACGGCCCCGCCAGTCCAGTTCCCCGGATCGTTCGGGTCCATCGAGAGTCGGTCTCCCTCCGCCAACGCGACCTTCGCCCATACGTCTGCAAAGCTAGTAATCATGATGGCGCCTCCGTTGCCGCCTCTTGTGTTGGATGTCCAACCACGTCTTCCAGATCTGCAACGCCGTGAGGAAGATGGTAAGCCATAGAGCCACCTTCCCCACCGTTACGTGCTCGGTCAGGAAGCCACAGACTGAAGCCACCCATGAAGCGGCGAGCTTCAGCCACCCTTTCCAATCGCCCATTTAGCACCCCGCAATCCCAAGTGAAGCCATTACGTACGTGGATACTGCTGCGCCCGTTGCGCTGACTCGTACTGAGAAGTTATCGCCGTCGGCAAGGGGGACCGCACCGACGATATTAAGAGAGGTGCCACCACCGGTGAGTGAGCCGGTCATCGAGGTGGGGGCGCCATTCTTGTACAACGTATAAGTTTGACCGTCACCGCCCGCCGAGGGCGTGGAGATCACAATCCGCATCGACACGATCTCGGCGATGCCTTGCTGCAGCTTGCCCGCGATGGGGTTGGCCGAGAGGCCGCCCGGGCCTATGTAGAAGGTTTGGGCCGCCGCAACCTGGGTGTTCCCCGAGCTGAACGCCACCGTCTGATCCCACTCGTTCTGGAACGAGGTACCATCCACCGAGACGAGGGTGGTGCCGAATGCCGACTTGTTCGCGGAGAAGGTGTTGTCGGTCGAGCCGTTCTGGAACCGCCAGTTCGACAGAGGAAAGTGGCCCGGACCCTGCCAATCGTAGCTCTGGTTCCCTGTGAAGATGTTGTGGGTCGACGAGTCGATGATGGCGTTGTGGTAGAGGCCGTTGCCCGCTAGCGAGTTGTTGTTGATCCAGTTGCCTAGGAGCAGGTTCTGCTGGCAGTTAATCATCCACAAGCCGGCCTGTTGCGACTGCTCGAAGCGGTTGCCGATCATCCGGTTCTCTTGGCACGCCGTGTCCATCACCATGCCTTGGAGGTTCTCCCACAGGAGGTTGTCCCCGAAGTAGCCGTTGGAGCAGGTGGAGAAGTGGACCGCGATAGCCGGCCGGTTGTCGGGGGTGAACGGCCCCAAGCTCCCGAACTGGTTGTTCGCGTACATGTAGTCTTGGGAGTAGAGCGCCTGGAACTGCGGCGAGACCCCGTCGATCCCGTTGGAGAAGAACAAGTTCCGCTCCATGATGCAGCCGGAGATCTGGCTCCCCACCGTCCCGTTCATCAGGAGGCCTTGGGACATATGGTTGTAGATGATGGAGTCATACAGCCGCAGGCTGGAGTGGTCATCGATCTGGATACCGCCGGTCGAGGTGACCCCTTGCCCCGGCGTGAAGCCCATGTCGGAGATTTGGAAGTTGTTGCAGCCCTGCAGCGACCAGTTAAACCCGGTGGACTGCGTGGCGAGGATTTGGGACTTGAAGACCCCCGGGGTGCCCTGCACACAGATGTTGTTCAGGTTCGGCAGGGTCAGCTGCTGGCAGGGGTAGACCCCCGGCGGGAAGTACACATTCTGCCCCGAGGTCAGCGCGTTGTAGATGGCTTGCGTGTCGTCGTGGAAGCCGTTGCCTTGGGCCCCGAAGCGCATCGGGGTGGTCCAGCCGCGCCCGTAGACCCACGCGTTAACGTCGTTGAGCCAGTCGGACGAGATGACCGTCTGGCGGTACTTGAAGGTAGTCGATGCCATGATCTGTCCTTACGGGAGGCGGATTGCGGTGATAACGCCCTGCACTTGGCACGTACTCACATTGAACGAGACGAAGCCGTACAGGTACACAGTCGTGGTGGAGGCCAGGTTCAACACGCGAGCCGGCGCTTCGATTGTGGGTGTGGCGTTAGCCGTGGTGGTTACACCATTGAAGATAGCCAGCAACGGATTACCCGGTGAGGTGGCACTTACGGTGGTGATCGCCGCTTGCCAGCCATTCAGTGTAGTCGTAGCTGCAGCTGCATACAGGATGTTTCCGAAGACATACCAGTTGCCCGGTCCGAGTGAAATGCTTGTGACGTTGGTGGAGGTGAGGTTGGAGATCGAGGTCAGTGTTGAGGTCGAGGTGACTACGTTGCCCCAGTTCCCCGATGCGGGGTTAGTGCCGCTGGTCGACCCTACCACCGTCGGCGTGGTGATGGTGGGGGAGGTAGCCAACACCGGTCCGCCCGTGCCAGTGGCCGCGCTAGCCAGCCCGGTCGCCACCCCTGTACCCAGCCCCGATACGCCCGTGGAGATCGGGAGCCCCGTGCCGTTGGTCAGCGTGACCGAGGTCGGGGTGCCGAGTACCGGGGTTGTGAGGGTAGGCGACGTCCCGAACACCAACGCGCCCGAACCCGTCTCGTCGCTGATGACGCCAGCGAGTTGGGCGGAGGTCGTCGCAGCGAACTGCGCGAGGGTGCCAGTGGTCAGCGCAGTGCTTGACCCGCACACGAAGCCAACGTTCGACTGGTAGTTCAGTCGGTTGTTGGTGCCATTGCAGTTCGGCATGGCGAATGCCGTGGGCGTGGCACTGCTTGCCGTAGCGTTCAGGGGGAGGGTGTTGGAGGCAATCGGCGCGAGTGCTGTCAACGGGATAAGCCCCGTCATGGTGACCGTACCCGTAGCCGTGAGGTTGGTGAACGACCCCGTCGAGGGGCTTGTGTTCCCCACCGGCGTGAAGTTCAATCCGCCCGTCGATGCAATGACCCCCGCGTCGCTCACCGAGAAGATACTCGCGTTGTTCGCATCGTTAGCGATCAGGAAGCCCCCGTTCACCACCCGCAGGTATTTGGTAGGCGTCGTCACCCCATTCCCGGTCATGTGGATACTCACACCGTTGGAGCCGGTGTTCACCACTTGCAGAGTGTTGTTGCCATTCGCCGGCTCGGTGATGGTCTGCGCCTGCGTGAAGCTGTTGGCCTGATCCGTCTTCGCAACGGTGGTGGTGCACTGGAAGCCGGTGCCCGACGCATACTGCAAGGCGGATGACACACTACTGCAGGATGGGAGGGGCACTGCTGCCGGGCTTGCCACCCCTCCCGTCACATTCGCCACCGCTGTGTTGGCCGCCTGCGGCGCGAGCGACGACACTGGCAGCGAACCACTCGCCGGAGTGAATGTCCCCCGTACCGTGAGGTTGTTAACCGACAGGTCGCCCGACATGTAGGACCCTGAGAGGTTCACCGCCTGCGCGAAGGCCTGATTCAGCTGGCTCGCACTAAGCGTCTGGCCCGGCACGAACCCCGGATAGATCTGGGCCCCTGCGACAAGGGGCAAGGCTGCTACGATCGTCGCGAGAAGTTTCTTCATACCAGTTTCGATTGGTCCAAGATGAAGGTGTAGTCCAGTTCGTCAATGTCGGGGGCGAATCCTAGGTCATCCCAACCCGGCGCCGCGAGATCACAGATGGCACAGTCCGCCACCCCTACGTCCGCAATCCCATTCCGCCCGAGCCACGAGCACATGGGCGGGAAGAAGTCCTCCTGCGGCTGCTGCCATGGAGGATCGATAACGTCGGGTACCGACCGGACGAAGTCCTGGGGCTGCCGCTGCTCCCAATGCTCCGGACACACCCAATACCCCTGCCAGTGCTTGATGAGGGTGGAGGCCTTCCGCTTCCGCCCGCACTGCCAGCACGCCGCATTCCAGTCGCCGAGCTCTAGATAATCCGCCCGGCCGCGAAGAGGCCTAGCCATGTTTCCACTCCGTTGCGTAGCCAAACCCCTTCAGGGTCTGGAGTTTGGTTTTAACCTTCCGGCCGATGTCGTCCCGGTAGAGAGCTGAGTTGGGGATATGGACTTTCTTGACTCGGGTGTAGGCGTCCTCGACGGCTTCGGCCACCGTTGCCGCCCGACCGAGGACTGTGATGGGGGTCGTGGAGGCCGTGACCGTCATCGGTTTGCCCATCACCTCCCCCAGCATCACCCCATCGTGGGCCACCCAGCCCTCTTGCTTCTCCAACCCAAAGATGGGGTAGCCCGTTGCTTCGTCCCGGGGCCGACGGTCGTAGGGGAAGTCTGGCATAGCCACCGCCACCCCCACCGCGACATCGTACAGCGGCTTGAACTTGTTCTCCCCCCGGACCGCCGCAAGCATCCATTCCGCCTTGTCCGGGTGGAGGCACTGCTGGATCGCCCACAACGGGTAGCCGAAGCGGCACGTGAACTCCAGCGGCCACGGCCGCCCCCTCTTATCCACGATCACCGCCACGTCGATGTAGCCCACATACCCCTGCCGCAGCAGCTCGGGTTCAAGGGGCTTGAGCACTTCCGCCGCTAGCTTGGAGTCGTTCACATACCGCATGACCGTCCCCATCTCGCCCGTGTTCGGACCCGAGTCGCCTGCCATCAGCTTCTTGTGCTCGAAGTTCTCGAGCCACGGCCCCACCCAGCCCTGCCGCCCCATGAAGCCACCCACTGCGAATTCCGTGCCCTCGATGAACTCTTGGAGCACGATATCCGGCACGGCGTTGCGGTCCCTCTGCCACCGGTCGAGCATGTATAGGAGATCCTCCTGCCCCTTCGGCACATACGAGAGCGCCTTGGCCACATCGCCATTCGGCTTCACCACAAACCGCTTGTCCGACGCCGAGGCGAACGCCGCCGCATCGCGGAAGTTCTTGAACGGGTGCGACTCTGCCACTGCGATGCCGTGCTCTGCAAAGACATCCTGGCCCCTCTGCCGGTTCAACTCCCACGTCGTGACTTCCTTCGTCGCGCCAAAGATGGGGTACCCACGCTTGCGATATCCCTCCAGCGCGTGCATCCCGTGGCTGTTGTCGGAGATCACGATCAGGTCGGCCCACCGCATAGAGGGCTCCCACTCCCGCATCCGGTGAACCAGCCCCCGCCCGATGTTGTTCGTGTCTCCCTTCAGGATCAAGGGGGCATGGAGCCGAACCTCATGGCCCGCGCGCTGCGCCTCCACACAGAAGTGCAGGTTCAACGCGGTGTGATCGATGACGAGAATCTTCATTCGTGCTTGCTCCCATAGACCTTGCGCTTCTTGTCCTTCGCCCGCTCCTTCTTCGCGGCTTCCTTCTCCGCTGGAGTCATCCGATAGACCGGGGTACCGAGGGCCGACAGCGCTGCCCGCTTCGCAGTCTCCTCCGGCGTCCGACCCGGTGCCCCCGAGTTGAAGGACATCGGCCCCAGGTTAGAGGCGAGATGCCCAATCCTCGAGCCCTGCATCGGGATGGAGCGCCCTTCCGCCGACATATACTCCACGCCGGCAAGCTGGTCGATGACCTCCGAGGGGATCATGCCGAGCTTGTTCAGCGCGGTCTGGCGGGGGTGCAGGAGCCACTCCGGCCCTTCCATAGCGTGTTTGGCGATCTGTTGGGTAGTCCCATCCCGCCACTCGATCTTCGTCGGGTCCTTGTTGTCCCAAATGGGATGACCCGAGGCCGCGATGTTGTAGCCATTCATCAGAGTCGCCCACAGGATTGCGGTGCGGAGGACGTACTTCTGGTGCAGAGTCCGGGTGAGTGGCATGGCCCCCGAGCCCGGCAGCGCCTTGTACATGGCCCGGAAGGTCGACATAGTCCAGTCCGGCGCGAACATCAGGATCTGGAGCGCGCTGCGGCCCCTAGGCGAAAACATATTGAGGGCGATGTTCCGAGCGATCTGCGACTGCGTCTCCGTCGCCACCCGATACCAGTCCAGCCCGCCGAAGGTATCGTTAACGAAGCTCGATACCTGCTTCGCGATATCCGCCTTGCTCGCGCCCGGGTTCTTCCGAATCGCCTTCTCGAACTCCCGAGTCGCCAGTGCGAGCTTCAACCCCGTGTGGAGGTAGTCCCAAGTCAGCTTGTCAAACGTCTTCCGCTGCAGCCCCTCGATCGCCCCGAAGCCCTTTTCGAACGCCGAGAACTTGGACCCGAAGGCCGTATTCACCACCGAGTCCATCACAGCGCCCAGCTTCTCGCCCGCCCGGACATCCGCCTCCATCGGCTTCTCGATCTTCAAGCCGTTCTGCAACAGCGTGTCGATCGTGTCGCCAAGGCCACCTTGTCGGTATGCCTTGATCGCGGCGTTGATGTCGTGGATCATAGCCACGCTGCGAACCCCACTCGCGCCGACATAGGCGTTGATCAGGTTCTGCGCGTGGAAGAGGGACAGGCCCGTCGCCAGCCGCTTCTGCGCGAGGCTGAGGCTCAGCAACCCCCGAGTCACATACCCGGGGTTGGTACTCTCCGCTACGAACTTGATCGCCGGTGCGAGGTCCGGGTGGACCCGGTAGCCCTGCAGCTGGGGAGTGTTCACGGTCTGGTAGCTCTGCGGTGCGTGCTCGGCCTTCTCGATATACGCCTTCGCATTCGGCACCTGCGCGACCTTAGCCGCCTTCAGGTTGTCGAACAGCTTCTTATTCTCGATCGCCCGAGCCATCGACGAGCCGTAGATGTCCACGAGGTCCGCAATGTCCTTGGTGCGCAAGCGCAGCCCGGTGCCCTGCAGAGCCGCTTCGAGCTGCTGGAAGTTGTCGTACTTCCGGTGCTTCGCAAATCCGGTGTTCGGGCTCGCACCCCCACTCCCCTTCGCGTCCCCGAATAGAGCATCCATGACCTCCTGCACCTTGGTGCGAGGGAGGGCTTCCCGATCCACCACGTGCGTCACGTAGTTCTGGACCAGGTCCTTCAGCACCCCGGCGTTCTGCGCCGCCGCACCAAAGCTCGACGTGAACCCCTTATACGCGTTGTAGACCTTTATCTCCTGCGCGTTGAGCCCCGCCGGCGACCCAGCCTCCACCGCCTCCGAGATCTTCGCCCGACGCGCTTCATCAGGCACCGCCGTGCGCATGGCCCAGGAGGTGTTGTACACCTGCCGCTCCTGCGTAGCGATCTGCCCGTTGCGCGCGTTGATCAAGTCATCGATGGACATGTTGCCCACCATAGGGATCTTAGCCTTCGGCAGCATGTGGCTCATGCCCCACATGACGCCGAGGACCGCACCCTCCACCGGGTGATCCTTGTCGAGTTGGGAGAGGCCGTAGCTCACCCCCGCCGTGGTCGCGCCGAGCTTGAGGGCGCTGCCCCACTTCGACCCAATACGCCCCGCGTACCGGGGGAGGATCGTTGCCGCCAACCCCCCAAACCCGCCCAGGATCGCACCCTCGAGCTTCTCCCGATCCGCCGCTTGCGCACCGATGTAGGCCCCCGCCGCCACGCCGGCGATCGGGAGGAGGGTCTTCAGGTCCACCGCGCCGCCCTGCCCACGAGGGGGAAGCGGCCCCGTACCACCGGGATTGCGAGGTCCCTTCAGGCGGGGGACCGGGCCGGGCAATAATGGGGTTGCGGCGGGCGTGGTGGGTTTTGGTGGGTTTCCTGCCGCGCCCGTGGGGGGTACACCGTCCCCCGCCGTCGACCCCGTGGCGGGCCGATTTTCCATTCCCGGTAACGCATTCTTAGGTGCCTTCGGCAACGGGTCCAGGATGTCATCGATAGGGATATGGGTGGAGAGAGGGCCCTGCATGACCTCCTTCCGGCGCGCCATGAATTCGTCTAGCTTCTTCCCGACCAGCGGGTTAGCCTTGATGGCGGCTTGCGTTTCCTTGAGCGACGCCCCCCGGGACATGAGGTCGTAGGCCTTCCCTTCCGCTGCGATCTCCGCGTCGGACTTCTGAGTCAGCGAGTCGTGCATGCGCTGCTGGACTTGCTCGACCGTCATCCCCTCGGGGTTGCCAGTCTCCTTCGTGTACTTCCCGAGGATGTCCTCGGCGGTCGAGTTCTTGATCTTCCCGGTCTTCAGCTCGTCGGGGGAGAGCTTCCCCCGCTCCATCAGCGCGTAGCGGGAGAACCCCAGCGGAGCCAGGTTCATCAGGTCGGTGGCGAGGGTTTGGAGCTGCTGGCTGGTCACCGTCCCGCCGCTGTGCTTCTCCACATAGTCCCCACCCTTCCCGATGGCATCGTTGACCATCTTGGTTACCTTGCCGATGTCGGAGTCCTGGTAGTCGTCCTTGTAGCCAAAGGCGTGCATGATCGCCGCAATGGGGCTAGTAGTGTAATGGGCCACGTTCGCCCGAATCGCCGCACCTTTCGCGCCCTGAGCTTTCGCTTCGGCGGGGTTGGTCGGCAGCGGCGCAAAGGTCTCATATCCCTTCCCTGCGATAGTTGCGATGAGGCTCCCCGGCGAGCTGAGCACCATATCGGCGAGCCCCGCCAGGTCCTTCCCCGCCCGGGTCAGGAAGTGGCTAGTGTCCGTTTGCGGTACAGGCTTGTCAGTGCCAAGACCGATGTCCGCGTCGCTGAGAGGTTTCGCGAGGTGGTCTCGCCATCCAGGGGTCTCATGATCCAGCATGGCATCCCGTAGACGAGCACGCGTGGCCCGATCCTCGAGGTTAAGGGGCTCGTCGGGACCAAGGCCCATAGCTCCTGATACGTGTTTGATGTAGGCACGAGTGTTGTTCTCCGACGAAGGGGCCCACCGGTTCACCACCTTCGAGATGGTGTTCCGACCGGCCTTACCATACTTATCCAGCAACGAGTCCGCCGCGTCGACCCCCTCCTGCATAGAGTTGAAGCGCTGAAAGCCCTCGGACGCGCCCACAGGGCGAAGGTTCCCAGGGTTGTTGTTCCGCACGCCGAGCGGCGTCCCCGGCGGAAACGGATTGGCCTCCGTCTGGAGGCCGATGTCTGCGTCGGAAAGTGGCATTACTCGTCCCCTCCATCCGTGGCGGTCCAGCCATTCCCCGCCCACTTATACACCTTGCCCCCGTGGCTGTAGTACGCGCCGACCTTGCGGTCCTTCGGGGAAGGCGGAATCGTGTCGATCGGCTTGTCGGGTGAACTACCGGGATCGGACGCGCCCCCCTTACCGGTTTTCCCGAAGTGCGTAGTCGATTTCGATGTACCCGGGATAGGGAGGCCCATGAACTTGTAGTTATCGTTCAGGGTTTGGAACTGTCCGCTATCACGTGCCTCCTTAAGCGCCCGTTGTGTTGCCGAGTCCGCATCCATACCCGGCGTCGACTTACGGATGGCCCGCGCACGGGAAGCAATGCTAAACGCCGCATTGTTGATCTCATCCTGGGGTAGGTCGGGATAAGCCTGCTGAATAAGGTCTGACGCATGATCCAATTCCGCCTTGACGGGAGTGCCAACATCGGCGGTCTTGCCGCCGCCCTTCCGCAGCCGATCCTCGCGATCGCGCCGGAGCGCCATCTCGTCGTTCATATACCCCTTCCGGAACTCACGGAAGCTCGCATTCGAGTCGGAGTTCCGGCGTTGGGTCTCGGCATTGTACTTCTTGATGCCGAGGTCGATCTGGTCCTTCAACGAGAGGGTCTGCTGCTGGAGCTGAGCGACGAACGCCGGATTGTACTCCATGCCCTCGTAGGGGGATTGCTTGCCCATCATGGACTTGAACAGCGAGTTAGCAGCGTCCCACGAGGCTTGGTCGGTCACCCCACCCAACAGCTTCTCGACCATCGTCAGCTGGTCCTTCGCGGCGGAGGCCTGCTCGTGGAGGGTCTGGGATTGGGCATGCACGGTCTGGGCTTGCTTCAACCGCAAGGCAGCCGCGTCCCCAGCCATCTTCGCACCCTGGGTTGTCAGGCCCGCACTATAAGCCAACTTCGCCATGTCCTCCATCCGCTCAGCCATAGGCTTGTCGTTCTCGCCCGGCTTGCCGGCCTGCTGCCGCATGAGCGCCTGCATCTGAGCATGCTCCTGCAGCTCCATCTGACCCGCTTGATTCTGGATCTGCTGGCCCTGGGTTTGGGCCTTGATCCCCTCAGTCGTGGCGAGGCGCTGCATATCACTATAGGCAGCCGACGTACCGCCTGCGCTTCCAAAGATGTCAGCCATGTTAGAACCCCAGACCTGCTACACCGTAGCCCAGCGCCGCCAGCGAACCCGAGGCGGATTGGTTGGCGAGTGCCTTACCCTGCAGAGCCATTGCGTTGCTTTGCGCGCCGCCCTGTGCCAGGCTCTGCAGCTGTGCCACTTGGTTGTTGAAGAAGTCGCCACCGTACTTCTGCAGAGCGGCTGCCATGTTGCCCGAGCCTTGGTACCCTTGCGACGCCATTGAGCGCTCGACCGCCTCCGTCCCGGCTTGGTAGCCCGGCATGGAGGTGATGCTCGACGGGTTCTGCATGAGCTGGTAGAGCTGGTCGGCGTACTGCTTCGAATACTGGCCACCCGACTGACCTAACTGCTTGGCCATGTCGTTCATCTGAGAGGCTTGGGTCAGCCCATAGATCCCCGAGCCGAGGCTCATCAGGCTCGAGACGGGGCCAAGTGCCGGCGCCTTCCCGGTCGTGAACGCGGAGAGGAAGCCGTTCCCCGTGTTGCCGTTCGGGGCGGGGACCGAGCCCGTGGTCCCGTTGAACATGCCTAGGCGCGAAGCCGGGCCCACACCCGAGGTACCCGAGCCACCGATCCCCGTCGCGCTGACACCTCCGCCACCACCCGAGAGCCACCCAGGGTTCACCGACGCGAGCATCGAGTTCACATTGGAGTACCCGAGTGCGTTCGCCGCCTCGGTCGCCGTGGAGGTGCCCGTGGCGGTCATTGCTTGGCTGATCGCCTCGATCGGATCGCTCGCACCCGCAAACGCAGCATTAGCACCCGCCTCCGAAATTGGAGCCGCCG